CATTAGAAACTGATCTAGGAAATGCGATCTCTTCTGCAGGTAACTTCTTGAAGTCTACTCTTGCTTGTTCTACGAAATCTATAATATCTTGTTCTGTCTGTGTTAGTATAACTTTCAATGCATCTCTAATAAGAGTTCTGCATGGTGCAGGTGTAGATGATTTGACTGCTTCAATACCCATCATCTTCAGTTTTGGTTCTGCAAATCTTACACCTTCTATATCCCATGCATTCAAAATATATCTTTTCTTTGCTGTCCATATACCTCTCTCTGCTATTGTCTCACGCTTCATGAACATCTTCTGTTCGTAAGCATTTACATACGTGGCCAACGCTTCGTAAGAACTCGAAATATACTTTTCAAGTTCCATATCACAGATCTTATCAAGGAACGAGACAATGCCTTCAGTAATCTTTTCTCTCCCTTTGTATACAGTTTCGACCAGAGGACCCATATGCAAATAGATAGAGTCAGTATCACTAGCAATGACATAATCAACCTCCTTAGTTTTTAGTATTTTATTAATGTAGATGTTCATTTTGTTCTCTATCCAACGAATAGAAAACTGACCACCTAATGTGATTGCTTCAGCACATGCTAATTTGTAGTAACGAAAATAGTTATTACCGATAGCACCATAGGCAGAGTTGAGTTGAATCTTCTTTGCCATCTGTATATTATTACAACGAGCAATCTCTCTTTCCAATGCCTTGGTAGGAGACTTCTCGTACTCTTGTTTTGCCTTGAGCATCTTCTTCTTGAAGATGACTCTTTCACTGTATATTTTGTCCATTATATTAGGTAAAAAACCCCTCTTTTTAGTGGTAAATACAGCACCATTTGGGCATACAGTGACGTCTTTGAGACCAGATAGGTCTACTTCTTCGTTCAATAACTTATCTACACTCACACCACGATATCTTTCATCCAGTAAAGTCTCTGGTGAAATATTGTATTGCATTATAAGATGAGGATAAAGACTATTCAAGTCAAAAGATACCACCCAATCATACACACCCGGTTTTGGTTCCTTCACATATGCACCTGCATACCTATCTGCCTTATCTTCATCCTGTTTTGGTGGTATAACAATATTCTTTTTCTTCAAGTCGTTGTAGATAATCATATCCCACATACGAACCTGATAGAATACGTCATTGAAGTTTACTTTAGCGTCAAATGCCATGGTCACAGCAAGTTCAATCAACTTCATCTTCTCTTCAAGAGCGTCAACAAGTTTTACGTCAATGATGTTATATTCTACAAATTTCTGCCATCCATTTGTATAGAAATCTTTGAAGGTATCATGCTCTGAGTGGTCTAGTTTCTTCTGTCCAAGTTCTACAGATGCAATGTAGTCCAATCTGTATGATTCTTGTGCCTTATATGTGAACTTCTTGTACAGATCAAGGTAGTCTAAGACAGTAATACCTGCAATATCATACTGTATGTGCCCTCTACCTTGTATAAAAATTTCTTCATGAGTCACCAAACCCCATGGAGATAGTTGTTTTGATGCTTTCTCACCTAGAATACGAGTGATTCTCTTTGCAAGGTATGGTATATCGTATAATGTACAGTTCCATCCTGTAATAATCTCTGGTGTGTTCTGTTGCCAGTATGCAAGAAATCTTTGTAGCATGTCATACTCATCTATACACCTGATATAAGTCACATCGTCATTTTTATTGTCAAAAGGACCAACACCAAAGGTAAGTATCTTCTTTGATGAGAAATCAAGTAATGATATGAGCAACATCTCTTCATCACATTTCTGTACAGACGGGAATCCATTCTCAGACTTCACCTCGATATCAATCGTGACGAGTTTCATGTTGTTGAGATCAAACTTTATCTCATTCTCTGGATACTTATCTGAAATATATTGGTAAATGTATCTACGGTTGCCATAGATAGGAAACTTTTCTATGTTTTCATGCGACCTTATAAATTCTCTACAATCTCTTACATTTCCGGGGTTTACCTCACCAACATACTTCCCATCCAATGTTCTATACTTTGTTTTTTTCTTACTGGGGACAAACAAAGTGGGTTGAAAGTCATCTCGTAATGTAAATGACCTGCCATTCTCATACCCACGAACCAGAAAGTCGTTGCCGACCATCTGAACGTTGGTGTAATATCTCATTTTACAGTGATGCTAGGTTTTGCTGTAAGTGTCTGATACTTATCAAGTTGATCCTTATCAGGTTGTACCATTGTTAGTATACTATCAGAGTGTATCATTAATTCTTTCTGTGTTGTAAAACTAGGCCACGATGTCAAGAAGTTTTGACCGTTTTCTTGCTTCAATTCGTATGGTTCTATCAATTTACAATCAGGTTCACCCATTTCAGAACCCACTTCTTCTATTCTTGCAACAAGAACGAGGTGATTCTTCAATAATAATATTTGTATCATGTCAAGGATAGGTTTCTTGAATTCAATTGTAGCATAGCATCCCTTATTTTGTCAATGTAACCACTATTTCTCAACTCCTTGAAGACTAGGTTCTCAAATCCATACTCACCGTATGCATCAAGCGATGCCTTCCTTGCTTCTCTTAATTTTTTCATTATAGCACGTAATCCGACACCATTATCACTGTCAACCAGTCTTTCTATCTTACTTTTGATGTTATTTGTCTTTTTTTCTAGTTCTTTTTCGTCTAATTCACCCTCAAACTTCTGTGGTTCTTGTATAAATCTATTTTTTAGTAGACTATAGACACCCTGACTCTGTTTTCTAGTAATTCCGGGTCTCTCAATGTATGGTTCTGCCTGTACACCATAGATTTTGACATCATGAGTCAGTTCCCACAAAGTTTTCTTGTCCATGTAGTAATCATCTAAGAATTCTGGGTCACAATCAGGCACATACTTAGGATCTACCACTAAATGCACGTCAATATCCGAATATTTGGTATAATTATACCCTGCATTACCTCCTAGCATCAAAATATCTACAATTCCTTCCTCTGGTATCTCTGCATAGTCTGCAAATGCCTTTCCAAAGTCCATTAATTTCTCTCTGACTATGGATTTTAGACCAGATGGACCCCAAAATACTGGATTTAATTTATCTCTAAACTTCAAAGTCAGATCCTCGTTCAATCGACGAAGATCTGACGCTGAAATGTGTTTTCTTACCCTATTGAACACAACCTAATTGCCTTTTTAGGTATTTAGAGCCACTCCTTACGCTGTCTATGCTCTGGAATGATTCTTTCTATATCAACAAGGAGTAATCCATCCTCAAAATTTACATCTTTTACTACCAAATCATCTGGTACTGCCCATGATCTAGTGAAAGATCTTTGTGCAAGACCACGATGCATGTAATCGGTGCCCTCTTTCTCAATTTTCTTTCCTTCGATGATAAGTTTACCCTCTTGTGTGTAAACTTTTAGTTCATCTTTCTTGAATCCTGCTAATGCTACCTCTAATTTATACTCATGGTTTGATACCTTTATAGTATTATAAGGTGGGTAGTTAGAATTTTTGAAATGTGAATCGAAATCGCTGATCCAATCGTCAAATCCGATCATATTTCGTCTTATTTTGTTGAGATATTCTTGTGTATCTCCAACTGTCAACGTGATTCCGTTGTCAAACATAGTGACCTCTTTAGCGTCTGTGTATAATGTCCCCGAAGGCGACACTATTAATTATACACGATGCTATTTTTAAGGGGTACGGTTATTTGGGTTCGGTTGTTTTTCTTTTTCCGATGTTATATTTTGTTTCTAACTTCCAATCACCTTTTTCTCTGTATGAAATTACTTTTATTTGATTGAGAGGTGCTATATCAGTGACCATATCTGATGAAATTACGTTGACCAAACCCCAATCTGCTAGTAATTGTACGATTCTATTTCTTCTCTGAAAATCATTCACACTAAGATTTGCTTTTTTACCATCTAAAGCAAAAAGTTCCTTGAAGTGAACTATAAAATACTTACCTTGTTTATGTAATATGTGACAACTTTGATATATTTTCTTCTCTTTTCTAGACGCTACTCCAATTCTTGTCAATGTTTCTCTTACTTTCAAAAAATCATCAGGTTCTGCTAGTGCAACCTCGATCATTTTACTAGGTGACCAGTCATATATTGGTTCAATCACCACACTCATCTCAATCCTCCAGTGTCAAGTTTTTTTCTAATGAATTTCAACTGATCTTCGGTAAGTAAAGAGAGGACTTGCTTTGCCTTTTCATCACTGTAACGATAATATTTCTTGATTAATTCAAGATTATCTAATTCTTCCTTTTTAATCCAAGGAGAAAATCTTTTCCGCGATCGTAAAATATTTAGTAAAAAGTCGTACTGTAGTCTCTTATCTAAAGAATTGTATATATTCATCTCATTAGCATATAGTACAGCATCCATGTGACCTGCCATACATCTGTTCACTATAAATGCAGGATACATTGAGTCAGTAACCTCTGGATCTTCAAACAAATTATTCTTTTTGTAGTTGATTGAGTTCAACCAATCTTTCAGTTCTGGTTTCATGTCAATCCTGATGAGTTGAGTCTATCATAGTTATAGCAACTTCCAAATGAGAATTGTGTTTTTGGTTCTCTGTTGTAATTGAAAAGTAATAATTCCTTTCTTTCTTTTTGTTTGGACATATAATCACCAACAGATCTCATGGTATATGTGTGAGCATATTCAGATGCTGACCACTTGCTAAATCTATCTTTGATAAGTTGTGATGAGTTATATGATATAAGCATCTTTGCAGTTCTCTGATCACATTTGTCTGCAAAATCATCATGATCAAAAGTCTCATGCATGTTACCTTTTTTGCCATACAAATTAGAATCTATTTCGTATGGTGGATCAAGATATATGAATGCATTTACTAGGTCTGTTAGTAAGATTTCGTAGTCATCATTTGTAATTGTCCATCTTTGAATGATCTTACTGTATTGGGGTAGTTTATTGATTCCTCGCACACTGAAGTTTTGAATGCTCGCTTGACGTGAGAAAGATGAAGACTCAGTAAGACCACTGAAACTACACTTATTGACGATATAAAAAGCAATAGCACGTTCGAGATCGGTAAATCCTCTATCATGTAGAATAGACTTGCTATCCTCGAAGAGTATTCTACAGTCGGAGGATTCTCTTTTGATATCTGTGAGTCTGGTCGCAATTTCATTACCTTGTTTTTGTAAGATTTGCCAAAAATTTGTCAACGGTTCGTATAAATCATTGACCCAGATGTTCAAGTGTGGGAATGTAGTGCTGATGTGTAGTGCTACAGAACCACCACCTAGAAATGGTTCACGATACTCTTTACAATTTGAAAGATTTGGAAAAAAATTTTTGATTTTACCAACTGCTCTAGACTTACCACCCGGATATCGTAATGGTGTCTTGAGATTGGTCACTTAAATTCACACTCCATCATAATTTCAGTCATCGCTGCCAAGAGATTGATCTCCTGATCAGCAACAAAAGCACCTTGGTATTGGTACTTTGCAACAACTAATACTGCATGTGGTATAGTTGCAGGTTTCAACACATTATACAACGAATCGTAAATATTTCTCAATATTGTGTTGGGATCATTATCTAAGTTCTGTACAATCCACTTTCTTACATTAGGAAAATCTTTTCTTTCAAGGTATCCCATCAATTCTTTCGTGTTTACATCTGATAGTTTAGATAATATGCCAGTATCAATCTCTCCTCCTGCTGCATATCTCTGCACTTCATTCAATACTCTCCTCCAATCGGGAAAGTGTGTTTGTATTACTGTTGCTAATACCTTTTTATCTGCTGTAACTGCTTCTAAAGATAATATCTCGTTCAATCTTTTGAAGAACTGTGCTGCTATAGTTTGTTTCTCCTTACCATCCACACTAAAATCTATGACCGTGCATCTAGAATGCAGTGGTTCTATGATTCTATTTTTGTAATTGCACGTAAAAATGAATCTGCAGTTCTTATAGAACTGCTCAACATTTGCCCTAAGAAGTAGTTGAACATCATGGGTGGTGTTGTCTGCCTCGTCAATGATAATAACCTTATGCTTGCCCCTTGACGTAAGGGAAACAGTAGAGGCGAAACTCTTAGCTTGATTACGCACGGTGTCGAGAAACCTGCCTTCATCCGATCCGTTTATAACATAACTATCTAGTCCCATTTGCTTACACAGTGCCTTTGCCACCGTAGTTTTTCCTATGCCGGGAGGTCCAGACAGGAGCATGTTTGGTAGTTCACCCTTCGCTAGAAAGTCATTGAATGTTTTCTTGATTCTCTCAGGTAGAATACATTCATCAATTGTCTTGGGTCTATATTTTTCAACCCATATAAAATCTCTATCCAAAGTCATCAATAATCAAGTTTGCGGAAATAGCAATTCTCTTTCCTTTCGTCTCAGGGACAGAATGAAAGAGAGACCCATTCCATAATAGTAGTGTACCAGATTTCGGTTTGATTCGCAACATATCAAATTTTATAGGTGCAGAGTCCTCATCTGCATATGCATAATAACATGATGCCCATGTGCATGGATAGTGAGTATGTCTTATAGTATGATCACCCTGCTCATACATCAGTGCCCAGAAATCTTGTACCTTATACGTGCATAATTCAAGTCTACTGAAAGACTCAGGATCAGATATCCTTGCTCTGTCAACCCCGTCTAAAATTTTATCAATGTATGAATCAAATATTTTGGTTTGCTTATGTGTCTTGTATGAACTTCTCCATGCTTTTACATTAGATATTTCACCTTCGGGAAAATTATTTCTATGTTGCTGTATGTCCTCAATAAGTTTTACATTATCAATATCTAACTGCATAGAATACACAGGCATATTGACCATGCACCTATGATTTACCACATCCATTCTGGTCTTCTTGATGGGTCACGTAGATAGTTATCTCTTGCCCATGGTTTTGAAAAAATATAGTCTTTGTATTTTGTAAAGATATCCTTACTATCATCATACTTGAACTCATCAGGTCCTGCAAACACAAACTCTGTAGGATCAGAATCTTGAGGTGGAAATATTTTTACTGCATGCTCTATAGTAGATTGACAACTATGCTTCTTACCATACCTGTGTGTATACTCATTACACAATGCAAGACCATGTACAATCAACCATGTAAAATTAGTCTGTGCCCATATTGTGCACGGATGATTACGAAATGCACCATGCTCTGTTTTGTATGGTGTACCATCAAGTTTAGGTAATGTGCCAAAACCATAACCCCACTTATCTGACGCTACGATAGATAGCATCTGACATGTTTCAAGTGGCATCTTGACAATATGTTTGTCAGGTAATACCTGTGCTGATTTGACTGCTGATGGGTCAGTGACAAATATATTCATTTTTTCTCCTCCCAGAGATATACGAGATACAATCCTAGTATAACCCAGAATGCTATCTCTAGTCCATAGTTATTCATGTGATCTCCATTCTTTTCTCATGCTAACATATGTTTTATTTTTTGCAACAATATCTCTAACTTTCTTAAATATCTTAGCAGACTCAGCAAAATGACAAGTAGCATGATCTATTTCTTGGGGTTTTACATTGCCTTCTTTATCATACTTTTTACCGTCTCTATGATTGGCATATCTCCTTGATCTAGTAAATCCCATCTCAAGAAATTTACGACACATATCCATGCCAATAAAATCTTCATTGTCTCTGTAGTCAAGATACATTCCGAAGATATGATTAGCAGATTTTACTGCTTCATCGGGAGTTTTGAATCTCCAATGAGCACATATATCATTAGTATAAGGGCGAACCAAAAGCACTCCCTGTTCTCCTCTTCCAATACGATAAAGTTGACGAGTTTCCTCATCTGTAAAATCAAGTTTTTTGTAATCAAGGTCATAATCAAACTCCTTCATCTTTTTTAAACTCCTTCTTATCATAATCAAAGTTAGGGTGTGGTGCAGCAGAAATTACTGGATCTTTTGTTTTGTTTTTGATGACAATAAATCTATCAGCAGCAAATGTTCCTGCTAGATTTACCTCAATCTCATCAGTATCTTTCCAATTGACAGTGCCATCCTTTTTAGTGTGTAGCATTGCCTCTTGAATTTTGTCAATAATTTCTTGTGTAAGTTTCATCGCCACTTCGATAAGGGTGCTGTGTGTTCTAACTTTTCACTCTCAATTATATCTGAATCATCAGGATTTTCATAGTTGTGTGTTGATTTCAAGGTCGAAAGATAATTCAAAACATGTTCCCTAATCTCCATCAATTCTTCATAACAACCTTGATTGTGGGCACAACCACGCAACTCGTGGTCAGGTTTCAAAACTGATTCTGTAAAGAGATCTAATGCTCTTTGATATTTTATAGTAGGTGATTCATTTGTTCCTACTGCATTTTGGTCTTTCATAATTGGGTGGTTGGTAATGATCATTCCAATGTCGAACGTTTCCGGCGATGATGAATGAGTTTGTGATAATGAGTTGTAAAAAAATCAATGATCTTATAATACATATTATATTATCATAATCTTTTGTAGTCTCATCTTGAAAAGATCCTAGAGCATATTTCCAGATCTTCCAAAATTTAGTCATTGAATTCGTTGTATATTCCCTCCAACATATCACCCTGTCCTGCTAATTTTTGCACGAGCAAGGTGACATCTACTTTATATGCTGCAGCAGTGTGTGTGATCTGATTTGTTCTATCTGACATAAGAAGATCAATTAAAAAATCACACTCCTTGAGACATAATTTGTTTTTGAGTTCAGTCATCATGATCATCCCATTGATCTGTTAGTCCTTTGTTATTAAAAAATGCTCTATAGATTCCATATCCAGATAGTAATACTAAAATTACTAGAATAGAAATACCAAATGTCTGATTAGGATCAGCATTATAATGCGGTATAATTGCATTACACTTAGTCCATGTTCCGGGTAAGGTATAGACTGGGGGACAAGATAGAAAAATCATATGCCTAAAAGTTTACGTTGACGTTCAAAGTATCCATGGAGGATCCATGAACTACTATTCATTTTATCTGTGCCACCGATACCAAATTCAAACGACACTCTTGGATTATCTTTATATCTTTCATACTCTGGTGTATTTGTTTTACCTCTATCTCCACCATTACAAAATATAACTTGTGTAGAAATCTCTAGACACTTCGCTATGGCACCACAGGCAGAGTCATCAGCATCGTCCCATGATATCACAGCATCCACCATGTCAAGATGACGTACAATGTCTGCACGTTCTGTCCAACACTGAAAGTATTGTCCTTTCTTTCTCTTCAACCAAGGATCTCCATTTAGTCCTACAACAAGATAATTTGAAAGGTCTTTCGCTCTTTTGAAATACTGAAGATGACCACTATGTATAGGGTCAAAACCTCCAGTAACTAAACTCAGACGATCGCAAAACATTAGTTGTAAGTAGAATCAGGTTCTAGTGCTACAAAATATGTAAGATTATATGCTACGTTATGAAATCTAGCAAGATTTGCTTTGGATATACTGACTTGATATGATCCCTTTATAAGTTTGATGTTTTCCATTTTGAAGTTGAATGAAAACTCATGCTCTGTAGAACCCACCACAATCGTATAGTCATTAGATGTATCGTTTCTACGATCACTTGTGACAATCTTGACAACTCCTGCTTCACCTACAACTGATAGATCAGGAAGACCTAGTATGTTTGCAGAGTGAATAAGTTTCTTTACTTGATTCTCGTCAAGATTGAAAGATACTTCCTCACTAGGAAGTGCCATCTCTTTTTCTGGTGGTGATATGATTACATCTGGATCTGAAAAGAAATACTTTGAACGAGTTGCTTTACCTTCTTTGATAGAAGCATACTGTTGTGATGTGATATCAATATCAGGATCTTTGTACAATACATCAATAGTTGTGATGAACTGAGGTAGATCATAGATTGCAAAGTCTGAAGGTATCTCTTCTTCAATCGTTGCTTCAGCAAGAATGTTCTGCATAGGCGAGATAGTTCTTATCTTCTTTCCTTTCTTGAAAGATAGAGATTGATTTATCTCTGTGAAGTTCTTTAGAATCGCCTTCGTTTTATCGGATAACTTCATCATAATTTTTAGGTTTCAATCTATTATAGTACAAAAAAAGGAGACCGTCAAGATCTCCTATGCTCCTTGATAAACTCCTGCCGGAGTCATAACCCCTCCACCTTCGTCGTCGTCATCATCGTCACCATTTATGGCACGAAGTAACAACTCAAGAAATACTATGGCACCCATAGGGTAAAAACACCATAGTATTACTTGAAAAGGTGATACTGTATTGTCTGCTACTAGATCAACCATTATGCAAACACAGGTAATCCGATTGTTGCTGTGATGCCTGTAGCAAACATGAATGTTATGAATGGGATGTAACGTACTGACATAGGTCTGCTATAAACCTCCATGACATCATGGTAGTTCATTTAGAATACGCCGGGGATGATTTGTCCTGTTGTTGCGTAAGCACCGACTGCTGCTACGAAACCAAGCATTGCTGCCCAACCGTTGAATCTTTCTGCTTCTGGAGTCATTGTTTTTTACCTTTAGTGAATGTGAATAGTTTGGGGGGTTAGAATCCTAAGATTCCACCGAAGAAAAAGTTACCTGTAGTTACATAAGATACGAATCCTGCAACTAATCCTAACATGGCAAGTCTACCATTGAGTCTCTCAGCATTCTTGCCGTATCCCTCATAGTTTTCTACCAATCGTGGTTGCACTTCAGTTGGAAATGCATTTTGGCGTCCGCCAGATTCAGTTGTAACTGTCATAAACTTTTTGTTGTATGTTAATATATAGTGTAACAAAACTTTACACATTTGTCAAGTATCTATACAAACACAGAGAAAAGACTCCCTTATGAGTAACATAAGGAAGTCTTATATAAA